AGACCCAAATCCTTTTATAAAAGCCACAAAAGACTTATTGGGTGAAAATGGCTGTAGGTGGATGCTGGCATATCGGAACTATGCAAGAAGGAGAAGCTTTTAGAAATTTATGTCGTTCTAAGAATATACCGTTTGAAGATTTTAATGAAATTGCAAAAAATATAGATAAATATAGAAAAGATGAATATTGGAAACCAATAATAGATGAGTGTCAAAAATTTATAGGAGTTATCGTAAGTATGTCAAATCACCCATGTGCCAATATTCTATACGATGGCAATTTAGAAGAAGAATTAGGAGTTATAAAATCAGGAGAATTTTTATGTTGTCCTATAACCTCGAGCGAGGCAGAACGGTTTTCGGATTTCTTAAAAATGACTACTTGACTGTTTCAACTGTGGATATAACTCAAAAAACTTTTGATTTAATTGGTATTCCTAGAATGTCTTTAGTAGAATTAGAGAATAAATTAGATGATAAAGTTTGGGATATATATGAAAAAGGACTAACTTGCACTGTAAATCAATTAGATTCAATTTATCGGAACAGCTTATGCTATGAGATACAAACCTAAAAATATATCTGAATTAGCAATGTTAACTCGGAGTTATTAGACCTAATTTTGTAGAATATAGAGAAGATTTTATAAATAGAATTCCTTATAAAAATGAATGTGATAAAATGGATGAATTATTTAAATCAACTGGTGGTTTTATTATATTCCAAGAAAATCTTATGCAATTCTTCGAGTGGCTTAGAGTTAGTCCAGCAGAAAGTATTGGTTTAATAAAGAGAATTTCAAAGAAGAAAATTAAACAAGAAGATTTTGATAATTTAACTGAAAAACTTAAGAAAAATTGGATAAAAGAAAATGGTTCTGAAATAGGATTTGAAACCACTTGGCATAAAATACAAGCTATGACAAACTATGGATATAATTCTCCTCATGCTCTTGCAGTTGCGATGGATAGTTTATACAACGCCTATCTTAAGGCTCACTTTTCACTAGAATATTACACAGTTGTATTGTCTCTTTATACGGGGGATATGGAAAGAACTGAACGCTTAATAAACGAATTATCATATTTCAACATCACAATCTCTCCACCTCGCTTTCGCTTTTCTAGCAACGACTACACAATGCACAAAGAAACCAATACTATCTTCAAAGGCGTAAGTTCCATAAAAGGAATATCAAAGACCGTTGGAGACCAACTCAATCAACTCAGAGACAACACATACCCAACATTTTTAGAATTACTTATAGACCTGAAAAATAACAACATCCATAACTCTGACATACTTATCCTAATCAAATTAAATTACTTCTCAGAGTTTGGTAAAGCCAAATCCCTACTTAAATACATAGAAATATTCCAACAATTCTATGGCAAAAAGACATTTAATAAAGATAAACAATATCTAGTTAAAACTAACATAATAGGTAAATTCTGTGACAAGGAAACAGAAAAACAATATCGTGAGTTTAGAGAAATGGAATTCCTACAATACGTATGGTCTAAACTTAAACAAATAGATTTTCCTGTGAAGGAAGTGGTCTCATACCAATTAAACTACTACGGATATATAGACATCATAGACAACACACAAGACTCACGTTTATGGTGTGTAACAAGCATAGAACAAAGAGGTAATAATTATATAACCCATTTATACAACCTTAGTTCTGGCAAACAAGAGACATGTAAGATACGTAAGAGAATATACGAACAAACCAAAATAGATAAAGGTGACTTTATACTGTTAAGAGGGTTTAATAAAGAAGGTAAAAGATATAAAGTTGATGATGAATGGGTACAATCAACTGAAGACTTTGAAAATATATTAAAAGAATATAAGAAAGTATAAGGAGGAATAAATAATGGAAAAAGTAACAATAGAAGTATATAAATGTGATACATGTGGTAATCTTTACTATAACGAAAGTTCAGCAATTGAATGTTGTAAAATAAATAAATGTACTTTATGTGGGAAAGAAATATCAAAACATAAAAGTATTTGTGATGAATGTGTTAAAAAAGAACAGATAGAAAACGCAACTAAATATACATATAAAGAGTATAAAGAAAAATATCCTAATAATTATATTTATTATAATGAAAATTATTATAATGATTTAGAAGATTTATTAGAATTCAATGAGAAAGATAAATTAGAAAATCCTATATATGGGACATACGAAGAAATAATAAGAATAGATATAAAAGAAGTTATAAATGATGCAGAATACAATTCTGATGTTGAAGACTTTCAATTTAATAATACAAAAGAATTAATTGATTTTGTAGAAGAATGGAATAAAGAGAATTCTAGACCAGTGTATTATGTTAATAAAAATATAATAATTGATATAAGTGAGGAAATATAATGAATTTGATAGAAAGATTAAATGATTTAATAAAAGAATTAAAAAACGAAAATATGATAAGCACAAGTGATATCAGTGACACCCATCATACTATAGGAGATTTATATAAACACAGATGCATATTATTCAGTGTTATATGCAATCAAAATAAAGACATATCTTGGAAAAGTAAATTACATTCTGATGGAACTATGTATGATGATATGTTTATTGTAGGCATTAAAACATTAAAAGGGCAAGCAACTTATCATTATGATATGGAATTTTGGGATATGTTTAAAGTAAAAGAAATAGATAATGCTCCAGAATGGGATGGATATAGTCCAGAAGATGTATTAGAAAGATTACAAAGCTTAAGTAAAACTTATTATGAATTAGAATACAATAAATATTTATAAAATATAATAATTAATACAAGTGAATAACACCCTTAAACATATAGCCAGACGACCGAGAATAGGGTGTATACACACTTTTATAATAAAGCAATATAAGTTTACTCTTATAACGCAAAATACGTTTATGTGTCTAATTAGTAAAAGAAAGGAGAGGTTATAATGTTAAAAGAGCAATTAATGAAAGACTTAAAACAAGCTATGATTAATAAAGATGAATTACAAAAGAATACTATTATAATGCTTAAGGCGGCAATTCAACAAATAGAAAAAGATAAGAATATAACTCTATCTGAAAATGAAATATTAGATATTATATCTAAACAAATAAAACAAAGAGTCGATGTTATACCATCTTACGAAAAACTTAATAGACTTGCTAGTATTGAATGTTTAAATAGAGAAATAGATATATTAAAATCTTATTTACCTAAGCAACTAACAAGAGAAGAAATCATAGAATTAGTTAATGAAGCTAAAACAGATATAAATGCTAATACAATAAAAGACTTAGGTGTGATGATGATGTATTTAAGACCTAGAATACTTGGTAAAGCCGATGGTAAAATAGTGAGTGAAATAGTAAAAGATATATTAAATAAGGAGGTGTAATTATGAAGTTAAAAGAAATATTAGACATGAGTGATTATTTACAAACTAAATGTTATTGCCCAGGAGAAGTTTATTCATTAGATGGATTCTTCTATCAAATATTTAAAGATGAGGATGAATATAAACTCATAGGTAAATGTGAAAAAGAGAATGTATTAACTGCGGATGGATGTAGTTTTATTGCTGTAATTAGCGGAGAAGAAAGTCCACAGGTTTTAGTTATTATATATAAAGAAGATAATATTATAGACATTGTTAGATTCGATGCAACAGAAAATAATATAAAACTTGTAAAAGAAGTAATAGAAACTCAAAAAACTACTTTAAAACTTGATGAATATATAGAAGGAAGTACTATGAAAGATTTAAATGAGATATTTGAGATTGCGGATTGTATACTAATTGATTAGGGAGGGGAATAAACTATGCAAGTAAAAAAAAGGGATGGTAGAATAAAAGACTTTAGTTCTATTAGAATTATGGAAGTAATATCATTAGCTTATAAAGATGTATTTGAAGATGAATCTGAAACTCCAGAGAAACAATGTGAAATATTTGATGTTGGAAATACTGTAATTCAAAAAATAAAAGATTTAAATAAAGAAATAATAGACGTAGAAGAAATCCAAGATATCGTTGTAAAAGAATTATATAAAGTTAATCGTAAAGTAAGTAAATCTTATAAAAAATATAGAGAAGAAAGAAATGAAGTAAGAGAAAAAAATAACATAAAAGAAAAATTCTATAAAGAAATTTTAGAATGTAGTAATATAGATAATGATAATGCGAATATAGAACAATCTAGTTTTTCTGGTAGGAAATATAGAATAGCAGATAATGAACAAAAATCTTATGCTTTAAGAAATCTAATATCAAAAGACGTTAGAACAGCTTTTGAAGAAGGATATATTTATATTCATGATTTGTCTAGTTATGCAATTGGAGAACATAATTGCTTATTTAGTGATAATTTAAAATTGTTAACAAATGGTTTTAAAACTAGAAATGGAGATGTTAGACCTGCTAATTCATTTGCAACTGCTTGTCAACTTATAGCTGTAATATTTCAAGTACAATCACAAAATCAATTTGGTGGAGTTGCTAGTTGTGGAATAGATTTTGAACTAGAACCTTTTGCACATAAATCTTTTGTAAAATTATTCAAAGAAGGAAGAACGGAACATCCAGAACCAACAGTAAAAACTACTATTAATATACACATAGATGACAAAGATATAAAAAAATGGTATCCTAAGGCTTATGATTATGCGGTTAGACATCTTGAAAAAGAAGGTAAACAAGCAGCACAAGGATTATTCCATAATCTTAATACATTAGAATCTCGTGCAGGAAGTCAAGTGCCATTTACTTCGATAAATTATGGTAGAAATACATCTACATACGGCAGATTAATTAACAAATGGTTACTAGAAGCGAGCATTGATGGGATAGGTAAGCACAATAGAACAAGTATATTTCCAATTTCCATATTACAGTATAAGAAGGGTGTCAACGATAAAAAGGGGACGCTAAATTATGATATAAAGCAGTTGGCTATAAAAAGTTTAAGTCGTAGGATATATCCTAATATAGCAAATGGAGATTGGTCAGAAAACATTGATAATCCAAATGATTATACGACATTTTTTTCAACTATGGGTTAATTTCATGGCTCATATAAAACTTTGTGAACGCATATAAAAGCGGTGTTTATTCAAATTGAATAAGCTAACGGTTCAGAACTAGAGATAGTTTATGAGTAAGGGAGTCTAAGTCCTTTTAGGATATGATAATACCGTGTTAAGTCTACTAATTTGTTTTTATCGAAGAGGTGATGAAAATAAAAAAAGAAATAGAAAATATACCAGGATACTTTGTTGATGAATTAGGAAATGTTTATAATTCAAAAGAACATAGATTTCATCCTTTTAAAGATAATTGTGGATATTTACAAGTAACTTTAAAAGTAAACAAAAAGGATAAACATGTTAGAGTTCATAGACTTGTAGCTAATGCATTTTTACCAAATCCAGAAAATAAAGCTCAAGTAAATCATATAGATGGAGATAAGACTAATAATACATTAGAAAATTTACAATGGATGACAAATAAAGAGAATTCTATACATGCTTATGAGACTGGTTTAAATATTAAAGGTAATGGCGGTTATGGTAGAGGTATAGCTATTTTAGTATATGATAAATTAACTAAAAATTTTATTAAAGAATTTAAATCTATAATGCAAACAGCAAGAGAATTAAAATTAAATAGAAAAACTTTAACCTCTATATTATGGAATGAAAAACCAAATAATACAAATTATATTTTTGAATATAAAAATAAAGAACAAATTAGTAGAAAAATGTAACGACTACCGAAAACATAATTAAGACCTTAATCTTAATGAGAAGTGAGTAGGGTACAACAGATATTAATACTGTTGGAAGCGCAAAGTGGTTAATATAGGTATTAATCAAAGAGATAGTCTGTCTTACGTGAAAGCGTAAGGTCAAACGTGTAGAACATTACTAGGAAAAGATATACATACTGGTTCTTACTCAAAAGTAGGAAGAGGGAATATATCTCCTATAACAATAAACTTACCAAAAATAGGATTAGAATATGGTATTAAATTGGGAGAAAGAAACGAACCTGATTTAGAAGGGTTTATGAAAAAAATAGACGAAGTCTTACAAATAACTAAAAAGGGATTAATGGATAGATATGAATACATATGCAATCAATCTCCTAAATCGGCTCAGTTCATGTATGAAAATGGAACCATTCTAGATGCTGACAAATGTAAAGATACCGTAAGAGAAGCTATAAAGCATGGCACAAATGCATTTGGGCTAATTGGTATGGCAGAAACATGCAATGCTTTATTTGGAAAACATCAAGGTGAAAGCTTAGAAGCTTATGAGTTTGCTTTAAATTTAATTAAGCATATGAGTGATTACACGAAACGAGTATCAGTAGAAGAACAAATGAACTTTAGCTTGTACTATAGTCCTGTTGAAAATGCTTGTAAAACAATGAGAAATGTATTATTTAATCAATATGGGAAAATAGATGGTGTTACAGATAGACCATATTTAACAAATTCGATTCATATTCCTGTATGGTTTGAATGTGATGCATTTACTAAGTTAACTTTGGAAGCTCCATTTACCAAATATGGAACAGGTGGTTGTATAACATATGTAGAATTAAGTTCTAATGCTATAAATAATCCTGAAGGCATTGAGAAATTAATTGATTATGCAATGAATATAAATATACCATACCTAGCTTTAAATTTCCCAATTGATTCTTGTGGGTCATGTGGATATAGCTCTCAAATAAATACAGATTTATGTCCTGTTTGTGGTAGTGATAAAATAGAAAGATTAAAAAGAGTCACTGGATATTTAACAACAGATTATAGAAAATTTAATGATGGTAAAATAGCAGAAGTAAATGATAGAGTAGTACATGAAAATTTCAACCCTTTAACTCTTCCTGTAATAAATTATGCTAAAGAAAAATTAAAAGAAAATGGAATTAATATCTAGTATGAGATATGCAAATATAATATATAATGATATTGTCAACGCAAAAGGTATGTCTTTAAGTTTTTATACTCAAGGATGTACTCATCATTGTAAAGGGTGTTTTAATAAGGGAACATGGGATTTTAAAAAAGGAAATATGCTCAATGAAAATAAAATTAAAGAAATAAAAAATATTTTAAAAATACATGGGAATCAATATGACAATTTATGTTTATTAGGCGGAGAACCATTTGATAATATTAATACAAGTAATTTTATTATAAATTTATTTAAAAACGAATTACAAAACAAAACAATTTGGTGTTATACAGGATATACGTTTGAAGAATTAATTCAAAATAGTGATAAGCTAAAATTATTAAAAGAAATTGATATATTGATAGATGGTGAATTCATAGAGGAATTGAAAGATGTAACTTTAAAATTTAAAGGTAGTTCAAACCAAAGGATTTTAGATATTAAAGAAAGTTTAAGACAAAATAAAGCAGTTTTATACGAAATTTAGCAAAAAGACTTGACATTCAGAACAAAATATGTTATAATATAATTATAATAAAAGAATGTCAAGTTCTTATTATAGAAAGAGGGGAAATATTATGTTTGATATTAAAGAAATCGATACCAAAGGAAATAGGACTTTTATAAGAAGTCAAGTTAAAGAAATTGCTAAAGCTAAAAAAGGTAAAGTTAAAGCTTTTTGGAAATACTTTATCAAAGAAACGAAAGGAGATAAATAATTATGGATACTTTTATAGAAATTATAGGAATATTTTTTGTATGTTTAATTATTAGCGTTGCTGTTTTTTTTACAGGATATATAATATGTGAAATTGTTGGCAAAGAAGATGCTAAAAATATAGCAAGTGTTGAAACTATTATAAATAATGAAAAAGTAACTTTAACAAATATAGAAATAATATATTGTGGCGATACAAGTGAAATACATACAAAAGACAGCAAAGTTTATAAAGTTAAAGAGTTTAAAGTAAATTATATTAAATAGGAGGCGATACTTATGGCTAAAAAAATTATACAATTTAAATATCCAATAGAAAGTAGAACTATTTCTTTTGAGTATGCTGATAATATGATAAAATATTTAAAAGAAGAATTAGGAGATGAATATGTATTTGTTTTTTATCCTTACGATATAGAAGTTGTTGATGGCGATACTAAAATATATCAAATAGACGATGAAAAATATACATATAATGAATTAAAAGAAATAATAGAAGATAGTTGTAACTATAAAGATTTATGTAATTAAATTATAAGGAGGAGAATAATATGAAAAATAAAATAGCTCCAGTAAAAGGTGAATTAAGAATAGAACCTACAGAGCTTAATCGTTATTATATAAGAGATGGGTATAATAATTCTTATGTATTTACAGAGGAAGAAATGTTAGAAATATATAATTATATGCAAGAAAAAATAGAAATACCAGATTTTGATTATGAAGATGAAGAATGTAATTGTTTTCAATGTATGCAAGAGAGAGCCGAAGATGAAGAATATGATTATTTCCTAGATGACGAAACAGGTTTAACAATAAAAAAAGACAATGAAGGATATATTGTGACTGATTGTTTCAATCAAGACATTGTTCTTACAAAAGATGAAATGATTGTTATAAAAGATTATGTCCTTGGGCATATAGACGAAGAGGATGATGAAGATTACGATTGTAATACTTGTTTAAACGCAGAGTTTTGTCCTGATTACGAAGATTTAAATATAGACGAAATAGACGAAGATGGAGATATTACAATAGTAATAAAGAAAAGCGATTTATTGAAAATGCTTTATAATGATTAGTAGGGGTGAGTTGAGTTGGCTAAATTTATAGACTTAACTGGTGAAAAGTTTGGAAGATTGACAGTTATTGAAAGGGTTGATAAACCTGAACATATTAAAAATGGCGGAACATGGTGGCTATGTAATTGTAATTGTCGGGAATGAAAAAATAGTAGAAGGCAGTGAATTAAAAAGAGGTGGCACTAAATCATGTGGATGTTTACGAATAGAATATCTTAAAGAATCTAAAAAGAAATATAATATTTATGATTTAGCTGGGAAATATGGAATTGGCTTTACATTTAAAAATGAAAAATTTTATTTTGACTTGGATGATTTTGAAAAAATAGCTGAATACTGTTGGTATATTAATAATTTAGGTTATCTTGTAACTAGGATAAATAAAAAACCTCAGACGTTTCATAGATTAATTATGGATGTATTAGAAGATAGAGAAAAAATTATTGACCATAAAAATGGAGTTAAATATGATAATCGAAAAGAAAACTTAAGGATTTGTACTCCTCAAGAAAATGTGCTTAATAGTAAAAAACCAAAGAATAATAAAAGTGGAATCAAAGGTGTTTGTTGGGATAAAAAAAATAGCAAATGGCTTTCACAAATACGTATAAACAACAAAAATATTTTTTTAGGTTTGTATACCAATATAGAAGAAGCAGCAAAAATGCGTAAAGATGCTGAAATCAAATTACATGGTGAATTTAGATATAAGGAGGATGACTAAATGCAATTTAAAAAATATATGCATATTGAAAGAATAACTTCAGATGAAGTAGAAGGAATTACATCTGGAAATTGTTACGTATTTTATAAGTTAGATGGTACAAATTCTTCTGTATGGTTGAAAGATGATGGTGTTATTGGTTGTGGAAGTAGAAATAGAGATTTAACATTAGAGAAAGATAATGCTGGATTTATGGCTTATGTTTTACAGAATGAAAATATAAAAGCTTATCTAGCTAAACACCCAAACCATAGATTATATCGGAGAATGGCTTGTAAAACACTCTATAAATACATATAGACGGAGATGCCTGGAGAAAGTTTTATGTATTTGATGTAGAATTAGAAACTGGTGAAATGCTTCCTTACGAAATATATAAACCTCTATTAGATGAATTTGAAATTGATTATATTCCACCTATAAGTCTAATAAAACAACCGACTTACGAAAATTTATTGACTGCACTTGAAAAATGTGGGGAATTTTTAGTGGAAGATGGAAAAGGAAAAGGCGAAGGAATTGTGATAAAAAATTATTCTTATTATAATAAATATCGGAAGACAAACGTGGGCAAAGATAGTATCAAATGAGTTCAAAGAGAAAAATGTCAAAGCGATGGGAGTTAATGTTATTAACGGTTCAACTAAAATAGAAGAAACAATAGTAGAAAAGTTTTGTAGTCAAGAATTTATAGAAAAAGAATATCAGAAAATAGTTTCAAGAAATAATGGATGGAATAGCAAAATGATTCCCCAACTTCTAAATACCATATTCCACGAGTTTGTTGTAGAAGAAATTTGGGATATTATTAAAGAATACAAGAATCCAAAAATTGATTTCAAGTATTTACAAGCTGTTGTTATGAACAAAGTAAAAAACGTTAAAAAAGAAATATTTTAAATAATAAAAAGAAAGAAGGAAATAAAAATGAATGAAAAAAATAATATATTATCAAACAAATATCAAAATTTAATATTAGAGGATAAAGAAGGAAATGTTATATTAAAAATAACACCTGACACATTATATGTAGGAGACGAAGAGCATATGTTATACCTAGATGAATATACAGATGAAATGATAGAATGTGTAGACTGTGGAAATGCTTTCCCATTTACAGATAATGAAAGAAATTGGTATGAAGAAAAAGGATTTTCTAAACCAAAAAGATGTTCTAGTTGTAGAGAAGCTAGAAAACAACAATAGGAGGAATTATTATGACAATAAGTGAAAAATATTATACAATAATGAGTATAAATGATTTGACTTTTTTAGATGAAAGATGTAATGAGACAGATACAGTAGATAGTGCACTTTGTATAAAAGAATTATCAGATGCAAAACATTTCTTAACAACATTAGACACCCCTGAAGATTTCTTTGTTGCTGAATTAATAATGACTTGTGAAATAAAAAGAGTGTAACGCTTATGAAACAACTTAAATTTTTAAAGAACGTAACAGATGAAGATAATAAAATAATATGGCATAAAGATATGTGTTATCAAACCTCTTTTGAAGGAGAAGATGTCTATATGCTTTTCTGTGAAGATATGAAAATGCGTGGCGTTGAAAAATCTTTAAATGGGGAACTTTATGAGGTGATTTGCAGTGTGTAGAAAATGTTTACAATGTGGCTCAGAAAAATACTTAATAAGTTTAGAAGATGGAGCATTAGCATGTATGGATTGTTTAAATAAATTAGGTAAAGAACAATTAGAAATAACAAATAGAATACTCGATATTTTAAACGAATACGAATCTTTAAACAAACTAGAAAATAAAATAAAATGTTTAAAAGCTATTGCTTTATATTTAGAATTAGCAAAGGATGATTTAGATGGCAACTAATGCAGGTAAAATATTTGAAGATGCAATAAAGAAGTCTTGTGTTAAACAAGATATTAAATGGTTAAGAATAAAAGATGCTCCTAATCAGTTCTCATTTGGGGGAGAGGGTCAATCTAATATAAGGTTCACCCAATCATCCCCTTATGATACTGAAATGTATAAATACCCTAACCTTGTTCCTTGTGAGCTTAAGTCTACTATAGGAACTTCATTCTCAATACCAAGTGATGATAAAGATAATAAAAAAATGATAAAAGCAAGACAAATAAAAGGATTAAATGATGCTAATATTTATAAAGGTGTTTATCCAGGATTTCTATTTAATTTTAGAAAGAATAATAATACATACTTTATGAGTATTGATTCATTTAATGATTTCTATGAAAATACTGATAAGAAATCTATTAATGAATCTGATATATTAAGTTATCAAGATACTATATTAATAGAACAAACTTTAAAGAAAGTAAACTATATATATAATATAGAAAAACTATTCCAGGAGGTATCAAATGGAAAATAAAAAAATAATAGCAAATATTATTAAATGCAATCATTGTGGAGATATTATAGAATCTGAAAACACACATGATTTTAAATGGTGTAAGTGTGGTAAAGTAGCTGTGGATGGTGGTAAAGAATATCTTAAAAGAAGTTTTCAAGAAACTGATGATTTTTTAGAATTAAGTCTTTTTAGAGAACAAGAACAAGAAATTATAATACCAGAAAAAAGAACTTTGAAATTTGGGACTGACGATTTCTATTTAATGGGTGGAGAAGAAGCTTATATATTTTCAAACGAAGAGACTCAAGAATATATAGATAAAGTCATACACAAAATCAAAAAAGAAAATCATGATAGATATTCTATAAGCTCAGGAAATACTATGGTCATAGGAGAAAAAGATGAACTTAATGATATAGAAATTATAGTATGCAAAAACTATTATACAGGAACTTTATTTAATGAACAATAAAAACACATAAAAAAAGAGATAGGCAATTACGCTTATCTCTCAAATCTTAACGATTTTACAGGGGTATAATTTTATACCCTTTTATTTTTATATGTCTTTAAATCAATCCTAAGGCTTATTTTTTTATATACTTTCGTACCAATTTCCATTCTTACCTACGTAAGCTGTTCCTTCATACCAATTTGTATTTTTACCAACATAAACCATTCCTTCGTACCAATTTGTATTGACTCCTATTCTAATTATATTTCCTTTTACATTTAAATAAGTAGAAACTACATAAGAACTTGAAATTCCCCAATTGTTTTTTGTAGAAACTCTTGATTGTAACATATCTCCATTATCTAAAGTTGGATAAGTAACAAAAGGAGACCAAACATATTTTAGAGCATTTATATTTATATTAGTAGTCCAGTTACTCCATATTCCTGTGTCTTTATTAAATCTTCTAAAACTTAATCCATAACTTGTAATAGAACCTGAGCCTCCAACACCTTTAGTCCAATTAATAGTAACCGTTTGAGTTTTCTTAATTGCTTTAGAAGGGTCAAATAAAACTTGAGAAGGAGATGTAGGAGATATAAATGATATATTAACCTCGTTACTTTGAGTCCAAGGTGAAACATTTACTCCGTCCCTAGCTCTTACAATATAAACAAATTTAACATTTGGCGCACCTGTAACTCCATAAACATTTATATTTTTAGGAGCAACTTCCCAGAATGAAGAGTAATTTATATTAGTCCTCCATGCTGCCCAATCAGTCCATACAGAACCATTAAATGCTTTTATCCATACATCATAACCTGTAATAGGTAAACTACCAGGAGTACCTGTTGCCCAAGAAACTAAAAACTGTGAATTAACTTCAACAGAAGTAGGAGATGTTGACATCCAAGCAGGTGCGCTAGGAGCTACCATTCCAGCAAAATTACATACTCCATAGTTTTGAGGCATATAAGCATTTGATAAATCTCCAGAATTTACTCTAACATAAAATCCTCTAGATGTACCATAATCTGTGAATGTTAAAGAACAAGTTCTCGTTCTTGTTCCTCCACTCCAATTATCTCCACTTCTTTCTTTTATTGTGACTTGAGTATCTGTACTACCGTTCCAATAACCAACTTGAAATACAACCGGTCCGAGAATATTAGCATATCCGTTTATAGTTGCATCTATTGTAAAGTTTACTGTTACTTGACCACCTGAACGAGATGTTGTGTAATTTATATCGTAATAAAATTTAGGAAAAGAACTAGTATATTCATAATGTATCCATGCCATATTTTACACACACCTTTCTATGTTAAACTATATTTTATATATATATTTCCATCTACTGCTGTTCCTGCAACAGGTTCTTCTGTTCCATAAGTAATAGTAGGAATTTGAATCCATGCTCCCCAACTACCACCAAAAGAATTCCTTTTAAATAGTTGAACTCCAGTTTGTCCTATTGTTAAAGTTTGAGTTACCCCATTCCCATTATTTTCTACAAATAATGCAAACATTTTAGAAATAGCTTCTAATGGTATATTAGATAAACCTGTTGATGTTGAAGCATAAAAATACATACCATTTGTAATATAATCATTAATATTAGAATTAGTAGGAATAGATGCTGAGTTATTTAATTTACCATTTAACGCACTTTGCGTTGCTGTGCTTATAGGTTTATTTAAATCTGATGTATTATCAACATTTATCAAACCTACTTGTGCTTTAGACATTAAAAGATAAAAATCTCCTTCGTAATATTTTAATAATACAGGAGTATTTAATACTAAAATACCATCTGTTATATTTGTACCATCTTCAAACTTTATATTGCAAACCGTATTTACATTTAAAGTAATTGTAGCATTAGCTATATTAGTAACATTTGGAATAAACAATACTATACCCATATTATTTTCATATGGAGTTGTTAATTCTGAAATAGTTAAATCATAATTTGAAGTAGTACTAGTTACTTCTGTTGTTGCTAATAATAAATTAGCTGGATTAAATGGATACATAGCTTCGTATCCTAAACTTGTCAATACATTCATTACAATGTTTTTAGCCATATATAATCACTCCTTTCTTTTATTCTAACATTTTTCTTATTACATCATTATATATATCTTCATATACAGATTGAGTTGCTTTATTTTCAATAAATTTATTTCCTATTTCTTCCACATCTAAATTTGTCATTTTAACGAATCCTGATTCATTAGGATTATGGTCTTGTAAATAAACTAACTTATTGTCTATATAAATTAAATATACTTGGTCTATTTCATAATTTCTACTATTAATTATATTCTTTGCTGTAACACCATTAATACTCTTTTTTTTATCCCATATTTCTAATCTAAATTTGTTTTTTTTATCCTCTATTAATTTAGGCATATCATATTTGCTTAATATCATTTCTAAGTCATTAATTGTTTTTTTTGAACCTAAACTAAGAGCTTTTTCAAATAATTTTATTTTATCTATCATTTATTAATCCTCCTAATTTTAAATAGTATAAGCCTCTAATGAATTAGTTATTTCATATAAAGCTAAATCTGCTCCACCACATACATATATTTTACTTCCTATAACTTCACTTGCTGCAGATATCCTTGTAGATTGCATTGGAATACCATTATTCCATGTGTTTGTTAATATATTGTATATTTGATTATCATTTGTAGTATAACCATCATCTCTTAATCCACCTATATAATATAAATAATCTCCATATCCAACTAAATTACCGAAACTTCTATTATTTGGTAAATCAGCTTTTTCAGTAAAAGTATTTAAAGTAATATCATAAAATAATAATTTTGCAGTAGTTGTACCATATGGTGTTATTTTTAAATATATACCATTATTATGATAAAATGCATTCGCTTCTGTAGAAGAATAAGGAACGGTTCCAACTAATAACCAAGAATTAGTTGCTTGAGTATATTCATATATTTTATTTAAAGGTGTAAAATTAACATCTTGTCCACAAAAGAAATAACCCTTTGTATTATCAGAATTAGGAGCGTATCCACCAGCAACAAGAGGTTCTGGCATAGGTGCTTTTGTAGACCATGAGTTTAAACCAAAGTCATATTCCTCATTAACATCTAAAATTTCACCAAACAACCTTGTTCCTCCAGCGACATAAGCTTTACCATTTAAAACAACTGGCATTGGAGCACCTCTAGGAGTTATCATAGGTTGTTTAGTAGACCATGTATCTGTTAAAGTATCATACATTTCATTTGTTGCTATTCTTGCCGCAGATACATCATCTCCTCCAACAATATATAAATTAGAACCATTTTTAAAAGCTCTACAAGCATATCTTGCAGTAGGCATATTAGCTTTATAAACCCATTTATCTTGAACTACACTTCCTCCACTTATAACTTTAAACCACAAATCTCCTTCTGAAATATTAGTTGGAGCTGTTTCAGTTACAGATGTTTTTATAGGTAATTTAGGTAATCCAACTATAAACCATGAGTTAAACATTAAGTTCGGAGGTACTCCTATACTAGGAGATATAGCCGCCCATAATTTGTTTTGATAAATAACAACATCATTCAAAACATAATTTACAGTTGCACTCCAATTATACTTCATACTTAAATTAACTCCAGGATATCCTTGTAGACCTTTTATATTATATTCGTTCCAATAAGTTACATTAGTTGGGATAGTACCTAAAGGAGGGTCTATAATAGCAAAATAAGTATTATTATTATAAGTAACGCAGTTATGTTTATTATATTTAATTAATTCATTATATGGACTTATAAATTTTGTGTTATCTATTAAATTTTGAAAAACAGTTTGTAGATTATTTAAGAAATCATCAATTTCTGTTTTAGATTGACTCTCTAATAATAACACAGAATTTATTAAGTTATTTATATTATCAGAATCTAGTATTTGATTTGCTAATTGAGGATTATTTAACATTATATTACTAGCAGTATCTACATCGTTGTTTTTCATAGCTTGATAAAATTGTTCAAATAATGTTTTATTTTCTAAATGCATATCATCAAGCCAACTAAAATTTATTTTTTCCATTTAAATATCCTCCTTTATATTATTTTATACCATTGGTCTCCAAGAATTTGGTCTGCTGGTTGCATATCAGTTATAGGTATTTGTATTGCTGGCAGAGAAGTTAATATTGCTTGCCAATAAGTAGAACCCTCAAAAGGAGTTTGTCCTTGATTTGGCTGCAATGCTCCCCACCACTTATCTTTGTAAATAACTACATTATTTACTGAATAAGATAATGTAGGGTTATATAAATAAGCAAAACTCATTCCTGTTCCTGAAACTCCTCTTTCACCTTGTACAGTAAATACTCTCCAATAAGTTGTATTATTAGGAGCTATTCCGACAGATGGTTGTGCAATACAAATATATAAAAAAGTACCAGAAGTTGTTGTATAGTTTACTAAATTGTTTTGGTAATATTGTATTGTGGGACTATAAATACCTTTAAAAGAAAATTTATCTATTATATTCTGCCATTCTGTTTGTTTTGTTTCTATATAAGGAGAAATATCAGAATTATAAAATCTTTCTAACGCAATTATAGCATCTCTTAATTGATTAAAATCATTTGCGTTAAATATTTTACCATTTAATTGTGGATTTGCAGTCATTAAAGCTGCCGCACTAGCAAAATCACCAGCTACATAAAACGCTTGTATTTGTTGAACTAAACTTGAATCCGTTGCATTTGTAATATTGCTTTTTAATAATATATTATCTATTGTATCAGGATAAGTTGTATATATTAAATCAGGATTTGTAATAGACATTTAATCACCTCTTTCTTAATTATTTTATTCAGGTATAAATGAAATTACACCTGAAGCATTACTTTCAGTTCCTTGTACAGTATCTCTAATTGCGCCTGGTCTTATTTGGAATGAACCTAGTTTTTCTGTCACATTACTTACATATATAAAATATGTATAATAATAATCTTCAGGTAAACCTTCGTTTGTTTTATAATATCCAGAACCATGTATTCTTAATAAAGATGAATCAAATATTAAATCATCTATACTTAAGTTGCTAGGTGTTTGAGTCCAAATGTTGAAATTATAAGTTGTTACTAATGAATAAAATTGTCCTGGTGGATTATAACTACCTAATAAAACTTCATTTGGAGTTATAGTGTCTAATAAACTAGTTTCAACTTTTTCTAATATACAAATATCAGAATCTTCATTAGATATAATACCAGTTGTAGGAGTAATAACACCTGCCTTAACATAGAATTCTGAAGTTCCATATTGTATAGCTCTTAATTTAACTAACCAAGAGCCTGTTGGATTAGAATTATAACTTATTTCTTCAATAGAAACAAATTCTGCAAATAGAGGGTCAAATGATATATCATCAATGTTTAATTCTTCTATAGTTCCATTTAAAGGTGTTACTGTTATCATATACATATCTCTATCAGTATTAGAACTATTTGTAAAATAAGAATAAACTCTATTCTGTAATATAACTTTTGGTTCATAAACTTCATATGCTACAATTCCACTATTATTTATAAGAGCGTTTATTTTATCATTAGTAATGTTAGTATGAACATCTGTTACAAAACTTTCTCCAATGTCATTATAAAAGTCATATTCTCCTATTTTATAAGTTCCAGTTGAATCTTTACCGGCTAATTTTATTCTATATATAGGTGTATTCCATCCATTTAAACCATTTAATGAAATATCAGTAGAATTTGTACCTGAAACAAATAAGTTTCCTGCAATCAAAGCATTAGTTAAAACTGTACTATTTTTTACATTATAATTATAACCTGTGCCAGAAGCATCTCTGAATATCAAATCTATTTTCATATCAGCATTAATTTGTAATTTTAAATTATATTTTTTTAAATCAGTTATAGTATTTCCACCATATGTTCTAGGTATATTAATTGTAATATTTGTTGCACCTTGATAAAAAGTTAATACTATATTAGTTGGATTATTAACCGAATCATTTAATAAAGTAGCGCCTATTTTATTACTACCAGAACCTTTCTCAAAAAGAATTTTATTATAATTACCATTTTGAGCTAATTTAAAATCTATATCAAATATCCATGGTGTTAAATCAGTAACGCCATATATATTAAAATCATATCCAAAATCAATATAAGCAAGAGCATCTGTTTCGCTTAGTGTATTATAATTAATGTAATATGCATCATATCCAGGTTTAACAAAGCTAATTTCTAATGGTTCTGTAGCAAGGTTATTTTGTCCGTATAAATTAGTACATACACCACTAGCAATAGAAATAGAAAAATTTTCTCCAAATGGATACCCTGGAAATGAAACACTATATAATATTTCACTTAACTTTGTTACTGTAGGATTCACTGATAATATAGTATCTGATATAGTTATATCTTCTGCTTTTATATCACTTATAATATCTTCACCTTCTATTTTAATAAATAATTCAAAAGGACAATTTTGTATATTTATATTAGTATCTCCATATATATAAACTTGTGGTCTAGGAGCTTCTGGTAATGAAGACTCATCATAAATTTTTATTGCATTTATAGACATTGTCCCTTCTATACTTAAAGATAAAGATATACTTTTTATTAAATAATTATCACTTATACCTATATTTTCATTATATAATTTTATACATTCATTTACATCGTTTAACCAATAAATAGGAACAACTTCTATGTTAATAGCGTCGTTCATTCTTGAATGTAAATACAATTCATAATTAGCTCTTTCAGTTGCTAATTCATTAGTATAAATCCTTTCGTCCGTTATTACATAATTTATCTTTCCAATAGAATCTATTTTATAAGGACTTGTTTCATAATAATCTGCTGACCTTCCAACTATTTGAGTCCCATCATCTAATAATCTTCCCCAAACAGTAATACGATTTTTAACATTTTCAAAGTTAACATCTATATTATCAGTTATATTAATATTAGTTTCTAATTGAGAAAAATCTAAAACAACAGCACTATTAACACCCGTTGGAATTCTTTTAAAGTTAAAAACTCCATCTATATCAAAAAACATTTCCCAATTTGAATATAAATCTCTTAATGTTGCTAATATATCATATACAAAAGAAGTACTTTCTACTTTTATATCATAAGGAACTGTTTCATCTATATCATCTATAACATAATTAGTGAAACCGCCCAATTGTGTTATTGTAGCTATTACCGCTTCTTTTATATTTGTACCAGCAGGTATTACTGTTGTTAAAGCTTCAAGTTGCCCATTTCTTTTACCAGTTAATTTAGCCATTAAATCTATTCCTTCAAAAGAAAGTGTGTTTGTTACAGAATCATATTGTCTATGTGGATTATTTATCATAAAAATACCCATATTCCAAAACCTAACAGTTTTAGTTATAATATCTGTATATCCAATATATATTCTTATATATTTATCAAGCCATATCTTTCCACCTTGTTGAATATCAAAACTACTATCTGTTACAATTAAAGATAAATTACAAGTCCTTCTTATATCTTGATTAGCATCTATATTTAAAGTTCCGTCTATTAAATTACCTTCTATATTATCAACTATTTGAAAATTAAAATTTAATAATTCTATCTTTACTTGCAAATCTCTTATTGATTGTTGTAACATATCATAATCTTGTTGTGTTGGTATTATAGCCATATAACATCACCTCCTTTTTTTATTCATAATAACTAATTAAACCATTTTTATATAAATCTTTACCACTATTAACATCGCCTATTTCTACCCAATTAAATGTTACATTTGCAATACCCATACCTATTTCAGAATAATAAGTAGAACCGATATTCCCATCTAATTGAATTAACCATATATTTCCGTTAAAATCTTTTAGTATTTTTGCATTTTTGTTTTTTAAGAATTCTTTTATATTACTTAATCTGTTTACTGTTTCTAATCTATCTATATTAGAACTACTGTCAAATACAATAACATCTCCTGATAGATTACCTCTCTCATAATTTATATTTCCATTTTGAACTAATATAGGATATTTACTTCCATAAGGATTATAAACTGCACTTAAATTTACTCTCTCATTACTTGCATATTTTACATTCTCACTAAATTTATAAGATTTTTCATTATCTGTTATAAACACACCATAGAACTGAGATTTTATTTCACTTACTGAATATTCACCTTCTATATTACCAATTACAGGAACTATAGCATATTCATATTCTATTTCGCTTTGGTTAGTAAAATCATTTTTTGTAAAGTCAACATCTTCAACAGAGTTAACAGGTACATCAAATAATGTAATCCAGTTAAAAGTACCTTTTATTCTTCTCTTTACTCTTATTGAACTTATTTCAGATATTACATAATCAATATTACCAGCATTAATAGAATTATCAAAATCTGCATTTAATTTTGTACTTAAAGTCCACTCTAATGGTATTACATTAGTATAAGAAAAAGACACATCTTTAGTTACGTTAAAATGGTCATATATTCCATTTTCTATTTTTATATTAGTTAAATTAGTTAAATTACTTGGAGTAGGTTGGGCAGAATAAGCGTCTCTTAAAAAATTATAACCTAAAAATATCATCTAATCTACCTCTCTTCTTTTTTATAAATAAGCACATACTGCTTTTAATGTTGTAGTACCTATTGTACTTTTGAATCCAACCGAAGATTGACCTGTAACTGCAGTCATTGCTAATAAATAATAAGGCGTTTTCGTAGTTATCTCTATAATTTTAGATTTATATTGTTTTTCACTTATAGATATACTTGCATTTCCACTTGAAACTCTTGCAAATGATGTGAAATCAATATCAGTTTGTGAGTTATTAGTTGTTGACAAAGTTGTTTGGCATTGCGCTTGTGTTCCTGAGTTTATAGCCCCTTCAGCGATTAAATCATATATTATATTCCAACACCCAATTGGTACATCTATTTTAAATGCTCCTATATTATACCAAATATTAACTGTTGGATTGGATTGTATTAATCCAACAGTGTCTTTAATTATAACACTCCATTTATCTGGACTTAATGGAAATCCATAAGGTGTTTTTTGCGTGCTAAAATGCACATTTGTTATTGCAGCAGATACCAAAGTATAATCTGTTCCACCATATAAAGTCATTGTAGTCGATGTTATCCCCACTAATATAAAATATTTTGTAGTTGTTTGAGTTAATTTTATTTTCATTCCCAAACTTAATATTGTTGTTAAATCTATATCAGTAGCAACTGTATAATTTGGTGTATCAGAACTAGAATATGTTAACGTAGCACCTGTTAAAGTATTCCAACCCGAAAATAGTTGATTTAAAAAATCAGTATCTATTCCATCTAATGTATTGAATTTATCTTGTATGTTTGTAGTTAAATTATTTAAATAACCTATTTCCGTCCCTGAAACATCGCCTATTGTAGTATCAGCAGGTAATGTAGGAGTTCCAGTAAAAATAGGACTTGCTAAATCAGCTTTATTATCATATAATGCATTAACAGAAGTTTTAATTTCGTTTGCATCTTCAGCCCTAAGTTTATATTTTGGTTCTACTAAAGGTTTGTCATTTAATGTTTCTTTATCTACGTATGTTATTTTTGCCATATTATAACCTCCTTTTTTATTCTGTAAATGGTGCATCAAATTCCATTTCAAAAATATTGTCACCAGTTACCGCTATATTTGTTATATTTTCTATTTTTAAATCAAATAAATTATTACTTCTCCTTAACCATATAAATACTGTATCAATTTTTAAAGGAGATTCTATGATATTACTATGAATTACATAAGGTGAACTATTATTAGTCCAACATCTTAATAAAAGCTGAACACCATATATAGGCTCAGGGTCTGATTCTAATTGTTGTTCTATGTATTTTAATTCCATTTTATTAAGATTGTTTTCGTTATTTAAATTATTACTTAAAGTTATTATTGTTTCATTTTTATTAAAATGACTTCCCCATGCCCTCATAGTTAAATCGTCTTTTATATTATATCCTTGTAACCACTGAACCCAAGAACTTAAACTAGTTAAATCTACTGAGCTATCTCCATAAATAGGCGGTGTTGGATTAGATGTTCCATCTATAGCAACTATATTAGAACTTATTTGTATATTTCCTGTTTCACATTGATTTTCTAATCCTGCAATTGAAAATAAAAAAGGACTAATATATCTTACAGTAAAAACTATTAAGCCACTTGTCATAGAAGTTCCTTCTATTGTTGTTCCTATTAATTCAATATAATATTGCGTATTATTACTAAAACCTAAAAATGAATACTCTATACTTTCAGTATATAATATATCTGATTGAGACAATATATTTTCGTTAGTATCATATAATATAAATTTATAACCATTAATTAATTCGCCTTCTATTTGAGAATAATTTCCTGTAAATTTATAAGTAGATTGTTCTATTATATCATCAGGATTTACATTTGTTATTGTTAATAAAGGTGTTGTAAAACATCTAAAAGCTACTGGTATACTAGGTGTACTTTCAACTCCACTAAAATTTAATGTAGTTAAAGTTGCATTATAGTATCCACCATTAGTTAATGTTCCAGCTGGAATTGTATGTTCAAATTTATAAGTATATTGGATTTGATTATATATTGTTGCACCAGTTTGGTTGTTTTTTATTAATAGTCTATTTCCTACTACTTGGTCTCCTCCTATTAAAGAAAAAGATATTATATTTGAATCTGTTGAGTCAAAAGCGACTATTTGATTCAATACTGGTTGTGTTAAAGCCATTTAATCACCTCCTATGTTATGCCAACTATTATGCCGTTTTTTACTGATATAGTTTTCCCATCTTGACTTTGAAAACTTCCTGTTGCACCTATGCTACCATCAACACTTTTATATCCTGTTACTGGTGTTATATATCCAGATATCATTGAGTTTTGTCTATTTTCAAATCTTGAATTTGTCGAATTCCAAACTAATATATCATTATTAATTAAATCTGTTGTGTGCACATCAGATAATTCTGTTAAATCATTATATATTTGTATCTTTACGAAAATAGCTCCATTAGAACTATGTTTTCTTAATACTACACCTAAACATACTTTTGTCAATGGAGATACTGGTAAAACGTTTGTTATACTTCCATTTTCTCCAAGAAATATTTCTTGTCCTTCTTCAAAAGCATAAGTATTTATTCCATTTACAACACCTTGAGTACATATAAAACCATTTTCATTTGCAGTTAAATCTTCTGTTGCAATACCTATAGTGCATTTTGCAATATCATGTAAAGAAGCGCTTGCTAACTTAATACTTGGATTAGAACCTGTTGCACCACTTACATAAACAGCTTTGCCATTTAATATAGTAAATGTTTCTTTATTTGTTGCTCTTAATAATATTTCTTGTCCTAATTGCATAGTAACATCGGTAGATAATTTTAAATCTAATGTTTTATCTGTATTGTTCCATCTTAATTCCCCAGGATTAACTAATGTTTGAGTATTTGATACATTGAATTTTAATTTATCTATATTAGAATTAACACCATTTAAATCAATCTTTACAGATAAATCTTGGTCTCCCGTATTAGAACCACTCGTGTTTGCTAATCTAGTTTTTTCAACTGCTGTATAAACTTTATTAGTAGTCCCATCTGTTATCATATCTGCATTTAAAGTTTTCCATTCCATATCAAAATCATCATTTGTTTTTTTTACCAATGATTGACCTGTTGTTCCGCCTGGAATTTGACCTGTCATAGATTGAACTATAGCTATTTCTTCATTAAGTTGAGATATTATATCATTTATTATACTTATTTCTTCAGGAGTAGGTATTACGCCTACCCCTAAATTATTTTCTATTAATATATTTGTTATAAATTCTGATATTGTATATATTTCTTCTCCAGAAATATATGTTAAACTCAAACTAGCATAACCTGAATAATTAAGAAATTCATTTGGAACTAAATAAGTTGCTTTACTATTTATTATAGTCAATAATTGTTCATATATATCATTGTTAGAGTTTTTAAACGTTAATTTAATATTTTGCCCATCTGTAACAGTGTCTTTTATATAAAAACTTAACTGAGTTGATATATTATCATCTTTTACAAATACCATTTTTGGATATTCTAAATTATCTTCTATAAAACTAGCTATTATATTATAATTTTTTATCATATTTACACCTCCTGAAATTTATTAACTATATGAGGCTCCTAAATTATCATGAGCCATTTCAATTAATACTTCTATTATTCCTGGTTCTACCGTTGGATTATTACCGCCATCTAAAGCAACTCTAGATAATGAAAATCCTATTATATTATTTCTATCTATATTTGTTCCAGGTATAGATATTACAGTTTCTTTTATTTCGCCTGAATTAGTAGGGATATTAACATCTCCACTTTTTACAGTTCCTGTGTATTGTGGTACAGCTAAAGTGCCTCCACCATCTTTTGCAATTGTAGACCATTGAACTTGCCATTGAACTTCACCGCTATTAGTAGCATAGTTCTCTAAACAAACCCACAATATTTTTACGTTAATATTACTATATTGGATTCTTCTTAAATCAGATATATCTGTAAAAACACTTGTATCTCCTATTGTATATTTTTCGTAATCAACATAACCAGTTATTTCACTTGTTGGTGGTATACTACTCACTTCTAATGCTTTTCCAGATATTTTTCTTGTTGTATTATAGAAACGAGAAGTTCCATTAAAAGTTAAAGAACCATTAGTGTTTATCAGCAAGTTATTCGTTGAACCACCAATTACTGCGCTTGTAACTCCTATTTTTCCAAAATAATCTATGTAAGCTTTTGTTTCAGTTGCGTTTCTAATACGTAAAGAATAACCATTCCATACTGAATAAGTTGCATTTATAGTTGGTAGAACAGAATTTGTGCTTGTTATTGTTGTTGGAGTTTCATACATTTCTATTTGTGGTAATGTAATAGGTGTATAAACTGGCATAGCTAACGGATAATATACTGTTACATTATTGCTTGCTAAAAAGTTTTTAAAATCAGTAACTGTGTATGTTGTACTAGTTGTCCTAAAAGCTAACACTCCTGAAGCATTCACAACCGAAACCAAATTTTTATAACCTGTTGTTGTAGTTGTATTATTTGCAAGACTAACACCCAAGAATTTATCTGAGTAACAACAGACTTGATTAAAATCACTTATTTTTATTAATGTATTTGTATATGCAAATCTTTTATAACCATCTGTAGAATTAGTAAGTGAAGAATATGTTTCACTACCATTTAAAACAAATTTATCTATTTTTTTAATTAAATAATTACCGCTTTGTAATCCATAAGGTTGTATATCTGTAGCAACAGTTCCAGCTTCTAATTGAGTATTATTAATACTATAAGTATAAACAGCAAATCTTGTATATACTGCATTATCAGGAACACTAAAGCTCATAAATGATTTATCTCCACCATATGCAGTACCTGATATAAATACTTTATCTATATCATAAAAACAAAGTGCTGCTGAAGTACCAGTGACTGGAGATAAAGTAATATCATTTAAATTTGATATATCTATATAATCTGATATATACCACCCAGCGAGAGTAACTTCTTGTCCTAAATTATTAAGATATTTACCCGAAGTAATAGTTGTTTTATTATACAAATTCTTACCACCTACTACATAATCATAAGTATCAACAGTTAAATTAGGTAAACTACCACCTATGTAGCCACTTGGTAATGTTATAGGGTACTCTGCACCTTGATATGGTTCATATGCTGTTGCTGTTGTGTTTTGTTCAAATTGGATTTTAATTTTGTAATTATTATATACGATTCCAGCAGCATTAAAACTTAGAAATACACCTCTTGACAACAAACTTGATGAAAAACCTGTGCCTAATGGAGTTCCAGCAGTTAAAGTTTGAGTTCCTGATGAACTAGAATTGAAATTAAAGTTAAATAAATAACCAGTTGGGTATGTGGTTACACCAGAAGTATCTAATGAACCAATTGCCATAGAAGCAACCGATGCTGTACCTGAAATAATACTCCTAGACAATGTATAATTTAATCCATTAGCCATAATAATTCTATTCTTTACGCTTGGGAAACCAGAAGCAATTTGTCCTGACAATGAGATTGTTCCGCTTCCTGTAGATGTTCCATTTAAAGTTATTGTTCCATCAATAGATGTTGTACATGTAACTCCATTTACAGTAACAGTGCCAATCGCTAAATCAAACATATTCTTTCCATGTTTTAATAATGTTAAATTATTATTATCTCCAACATTATATATGTTACTTGGATAATCACTACATGGAACATCATAAACACTATATGTTTTTAAATCATTATTCACAAATCTCGAAACATCTATATTGTAGTTATTTGTAGCTTCAGTTGTAGTAACAGACCTGTTATATATCCTAAAACTATTTATAGTACTAGGTAAATATAAACTAAATACATTATTAGAATTATATACACCTAAATATATTTTATCAGTTAAAATAACAGAGTTTAAAGCTGTTATAAAAGAACCGTTATCTTGAGAAGTTGGAGTATATTCAACATTATTTACATATGCCTTTATTTGGTCACTAGTTCTTTTAATTACTATATTATAATTAGTATTTACTATGTATGTTCCTATTTGCCACCTAATCCCGTCTACTGGGGCATTTGAACCTAATGTAATATAACCCGTGCTCCTAAAAAATAAGAATAGCTTACCTGTCGTTTCACCTAAACTGTATACAATATAACTACCTATCACACTTGGTGATTTTATATTAATCTCAATAGTAAAATCTGAACTAAAAATATTAGGATTATCTAAAACAACATAATCATTTGTACCATCAAATTTTAGTCCGTTACTTAACCATCCACTTGTACTATTATAATTAAAGTTTGTTAATGTACCATTTTTAGCATTACCACTTAAATCTTTCCAAACTGCTTTATTAGCACTTGTATTTGTATTAGTTAAACTATAATTTTCACTATCTACACCATCATAATGTACAACAAGTCCATTTCTTATATAACCAGTTTTTATTACTTGAGTACTATTTCCTTCAAAATCATAACTTTTCAAAAATCCACCTGTGCTATTATTAAAAGTAACACTTGTTCCAGATAAAGTTGTTTCTGCAGCTTGATATTCACTATCAAGATTTAATTCTTCTGTTCCAGCATACACTCTTTGTGTGTTTAAATCAACGCTTTTAGTTGCGTTAGTATAAGGAACATAACTTGTTGTATCATTAACTTGTGCACCTACTTCTATGCCATCTAATTTTGTTTTATCTGTACTAGACATTAAACCATTAGTAGTTTGAGTAACAACGTCATTATAAGCTAATACTTTAGGAACACCCCATGTTGTATCTGTTTGACTTGCTTGATAATGCCTTATCTTCATTTCTGATTTATCAAATACTAAAGCATTAACTTTCCCTCCACTTACATCTGCATATGTATTCAAAACTAACATGTCTTGATAATCATTATCTGCCGCTCCTGTCATACCACCTAAACTCATAAACGTACTTTCTGTATTTCCTTTTGTTGTGTCAGCTGGTTTTCTATCTCTATCATCTATTGATTTTATTTTTGTATGAGCATGACTATCATCAACAACACTTACATTTCCACTACCATCAACTGTTATATCTGTTCCACTCTTAATACCACCTAAAGAAGTGCTTGCAACAGGTAAAACATAGTTGTTTGCATTAACAGCTATGCCATCAAGTTTAGCTTTGTCAGTGCTTGACATAATACCATTGGTAGTTTGCGTAGCGACTGGTTTTAATACATCGGCTGTATTATCACAGTTACCTAATCCCACTTGAGCTTTTGTAACACTGTGTGGATTATTAGTTAAGAAAGTATGGTCATACGCTGTTTTACCTCTATCTCCTCTATATGCTGTAGATGATGTTTCTCCTAAAGCTAAAGATTCTGATATTTCAGCATAACCTGTCCCAGTCCATCTATAAGTTCTGTTTGTATCCATTGCTATATATATCTTACCACCTTCTCCGGTTACTGGGAAAGCAGCTAAATTAGCAAATTCTAAAACATCATCTACAAATGCTGGTAATTGAGACGCTGGCACTTTACCATCAACTAAATCAGCCTTTAAACCTAATGCTGTATTTGTATCACTTGGTAAATTACCTATTTTTAACTTTTCTGCATCTGTTACGTAATTATCATCTGTTCCTTTTTTAGGTTCATATGTTGTAGAAGCTGTTCCAGGTGTTAAATAATCAACATCAGCAGTTAAAGCATTTTGTTTATTATTAAAAGTAGTCCAATTAGCACTTGTTAAATAACCATCATTTATAGCAGACGCTGCCCCTAACTTAGTTTTTATCGTAGTATTTGTTTCATCTCCTGTATTTACACCACTTGTATTTCCTACAACTATATTTTGAGCCGCTGTTATATGATAATACTCTGCAATTCCACCACCTTGGAGTCCACTCAAACTGTTATGAGTTGTTGTTGTAGTTTGTGTTATTGTTAAGACATTTCCTTTTATATCTGATATTGAAGTTATCCTCCAATCATTTCCAGAATATTCAATTACTATTTTAGCAAAGAAAACAAATTCACTAACAAAGTTAGAAACATCTCCTAGTGTTAAATTAGCAGGTGTTAAACTATTAATTACATCTAACGTACCAATTTGTTGTGGTTGTATAAACATATATCTATATAATTGACTTTGAGTATCAGCAGTTGTTGGTATTCCAACAACAAAAATAGCTGCGTAGTTATTATTTGTCATTAATGCTTGAGACCAAACACCATTAGTATTTAAATTATAATAAGGTGTAGAACCACTTACTGGCAATATCTCAGTTGCATTTGTTGTTAAAGTTCTTACAGCTGAACCTGTTAAAGTTCTTTGTGTATACGCCTTAGTTGTTAAAGCATTTACTGTGCTTCTTAAATCTTCATCATTTAAAACTAATGCTGTTATATCTGGTCTTCTATTTGCAGGAGTTGTGCTATTAGGTGTGAAATTATTAAAAACTCCACCACTTTCTTTATAAGCGCCAATTGTATTATGTAACTCTCTATGAGATTGCCATTGCATAAAACCATGTGTTTCTTTTACTGCTAGATTATTTGTACCATATTGTACAAATGCTATTTGTATTTTATCATAAGTCCATGGAACTGTTGAAAATTGAAAAGTACTACCATCGTAATAAAGATAATATGTTCCAGCTACATCAGCATGAGCAGGACTTACCCACCCATTTGTTAAAGCAGAAACTAAAACTCCTTTATAATAAGCTTGAAATGTACCAGTTAAAGTAACTTGTCTTGTTGTAGAATTATAGTTAACTGTTATATTTTCATTATTTGTAAACCCTGTTGGTTCTAAAGTTAACTCTCTTTCGTTTAAAAGAGAAGAAACACTATTATTTACTGGAGTTATTTGGTCATATAGTAATTTAGCACTTGGATATTGTACATCTGTAGAAGTTCCACTTATACTAGTGACTTTATTCCCAACTGCTTCAAAATATGTACTATGTTGTCCATCTAAGAGGTCTGCATCTAATCCAGACCCCGTTCCATCAACTGTTTTTATCTTATTTAAAACATCTAAAGCTGTATAAGAATCTACAATAGCTTTATCAGCATCAGTATAATTATTATCTGTATGAACATAATCATTATCAACAATATAATTACCTGCTGGTTGTATTCCTAAATTAGCAAGACTTTTGTTTCCTATTAATTCAACATTATTTATAGATGGTTTATTTATAAGGTTTTCATAGTTAATTGCCCCACCACCTACACCTGATGTCTCTATATAAATATCAGAAAAGTTATTTAAAGGGGCTTTTGCATATACTATTGTTCCAGGTAATAATTCACTACTACTAGCTCTTAAATCATATTGCTTTCCATTTATTTGCGCAGTATATAAACCATCTCCCTTATTAGTTATTACTTTTGCCTTATAAGTCTTATCAAATCTTAATTTATCAAGTGTTGGTTCTATATAGTTTTCTAATGATTGTAAAATATTTTCTAATCCTCTTTTTTCTTTACTTCCCAAAATATCACCCCTTTATTTTTTTATTTTCTTAATGTTGCTCTTGCACTTGCTAAATCAGGTAAAGTATCTAATGCATCCAAGAAACTATCAACATCTGTTACATTTGGTAATTCTATATTCTCTATATTTATATTAGTCGTATTATTTGAACCGTTTGATTTTGTTGCTATTGTAGATTGTGCTACACTAGCTAATAAAGATTCATAAGTCATTCCTGTTAATGCTAAATTAGAGTTGGCTGAAACTCCTGATGTAAATAATGTTTGCGATGTTGTTCCAATCGAACTAGTTTTATTTACTTCTTTGAGAGCCGCATTGTACTTATTTAACCAATCTGTCGCTGTAGACAGATAGTTAGAACTATCTATTCCAAATGTTGCTAATTTATCCCTTAACGCTCCAAATGTCTCTATTGCAGTTCTACCAGATTTCTCTATTAGATAATTTTGTTCATCTAAGAAATTTTGCAATACGTCAATTTTATCTTGGTAGCTCTTTTCAATATCACTAGCTTGTTTTTCTAAGTTGCTTAATTGTTCATCAGTTAAATAGTCTTGTAAATCTTTTTGTTGAGATTTTAACTCTTCTTGTGCATCTTCTATGGCGCTTTGGTCTGCTTCGTATCACTCTATTACTTTCGGAATTTCTTCCTACTGACCATATAAAAAAATATGGCGATTAGTCATTTCTGGCTAATTCTGCAATTTTATACTATTGGGTTATAGTTGCAGTTTGGACTGTATATTCATCCTATTTTAAATAGGAGAGTAACTTCAATATTAATGTTACCATTAACATCCTGCAGTCTCTAAGGATTTTAATACGTTATTTTTTATTATATTTTTTATATTTTTAAATTCCCAATAAGGAATTTCTATTAATTTTATATTATTTTCTTTACAATATTCTCTTTTTATATCATCTCTTTCTTGTTGAATGTTAAACTTCTCTTCTCCTCCAAAATATTCTACAGATTCATAATGTTGTACTCCATTATATTCGATACAAATATTGTATTCTGGTAGGTAAAAATCAAAAAATAATTTATTTTTATAAACACAATCCACAAAATTATATTGTGGTATAAATTTAATATTAAATTTACTTAAAATATCAGCTATTCTTCTTTCTCCTATAGAATAATAGACACAAGAACAAGTTCTTCCTGATTGTAAATGATTAGGCGTATCTTTCCATTGATTGCCACATATTTTACATCTACACTCTATTGGAATATTACTTTTTATATACTCACCTATAACTTCTACATTTGTAGCTAATCCTTTGTGATTTTTTAAATCTTCAATTGTTACCATTTTATTAGTACAATATTTACATCCTACTTTAGCCTTTTTTAAATTATATTTTGGAGTATATTGAATTCCCTTTTCTTTATGTTTTTTACAAATAAAACCAATAAAACAATATCCATTTATCGTTTTAGAATCTACATATATTAAATCTAAAATATCACAAATTGGTTTGCATTCTTTTTCTCTATATTCTTTATTTTTATGTTGCCTCTCTTTAATAGCTAATGCTTTACATTTATAACAAGTATTTTTACTTTTTGTTATACAAGTATAATTAGTAAATTGTTCGCCATATTCTTCATGAATATTACATATATATTTCATCTTAGAAATTGAATTTATGTATTCAGTTTCTAATAAAGTATAATTTTTATTTTCGAAATCTTTTTTTACTTCTTCAAAAGTAAATTTTTTATTATTATTCATATAACCATCCTTTAACGTATTAATCTTTCCTATGTCTCTGATACCCCTATCCTTTGACATATATAGTTACTTATTACATAATATATTACTATATTACTGGGCATGTATACTTTTACCCAACCTTTGCCAGACCTATATATTTGTACTGTCTTCTGTTTCTTTAAGTTCTCTAAAGCAATTTTAGCTTTCTCTATATTAAGTAATTTCTCATTTAACTCAGCTTGTTTATCAACTTCTTCTGTTTGTGCTTTTAATGCTTCTATTTCTTTGTTTAATGCAATTAATCTTGAATCCTTTTTCATTGCATTTTCTAAGTCAGCTATTTTATTCTCAATTGCATTTAATTGACTTTCTTGGAATTCGCTCATTAACTCGTTAAACTTTTCAAGTTTCTTTTCAGGAAACTCTGCTAGTTGTTTATAGTAATCTGATATATCTCCAGTTAAATCCCTTATAGAGCTATCTAATCCCATGTTATCTTTGTTTAATGATTGTGTTTGGTCTATTAGTTTCTCTATTGCTTTGGCAGTATCACCTGTGAATGCTCCAAGTCTTCCTATGTTGTTTATGTATAGTTCACTTTTCTCTGAGTTATAATCAATTGCAAATCCATAGTTACGTAATTGGTTTATTGCTTCTTGCGTTTGCCCTACTTGTGCGTTTTTTAATTGTTGTGTTTGATAAATTTGGTCGTTAGTTGCTCTAATTAAAGCATGTGTTATTTCTTCTTGTTTTTGGAAATTCTCTGTTTTACTCATTTCTGATTTTAGAGCATCTACTTCATCTTTTGCATTATCAACAGCGTTTTCATATTTTTGCAACCAATCTATTTGTGGTTTATATATCTCTTTTGCTGCCGCCGCAGATGATTTTGAAGCAGAGGTAGAAGGTGTATATGCTTTTGGTGTGTATTTAGTTGCAACTCCTACTTGAGAACTACCTTTAAATACTGCTGTTGTTTGTAAAGATTTTATCATATCTACTTGTTTTTGTAGATTACCTAGTTTAGCCGCATCTTCCGCCGCACCTTCTCCAGCATTAGCCGCTGCATTTTTTGCACTTGCTAAAGCCAAATAAGCACCTGCTAAATCAGCTGTTGCACTTCCTTCTGTTGCATATTTACTAACTAAATCTTGATTTGCTAATATTATATTTTGTTGGGCTGTTTGTATTTTAGTTTGATTTAATAAATCTTGTGCATTAGCATTTAATATTATTTGACCATTTTCAATAGATAAATAATTTATGTAATCTGAATTTGCAGATATAAGATTTAAAGCTGTATCTAAAGATATTTGACCATTTGCCGCTTGCTCTGTATAAGCACTATTTAATAAGTCAATTTCATTTTTTATCGCATTTATTACGTTAGCATATTCTGTCCCTGTATTTATTAAATTATCTTCTCCAAGAGATACGTCCGCTAAATGTTGAGCCGTTTCTGTTAATATAGCATTAGCTTCTAATTCCGCTTGAGATTTTTGATTTGTCGCCTCTGTGTTTTCTTGAGTTGCAGCAGTAGTTTCAGCCACAGCAACCCTATATTGCGAAGCTTGTTCAATTTCTTCTGCTGTTAAAGGTATTCCTTGTTCTCTTCTTGCATCTACATAACTTTGCCATGCTTCTTTTTGCTCGTTATACCAACCTATATTTGCAGCTACTGCTTCATTAAATTTATTTGCTGTTGCAATATCTTCTTTAGTCGCATTTGTTTTAGCACCTATAAGTTCTACTTCTTTTTTCCATAAATTTATTCTTTCAGCATCAGAAACTGAAACCTCTTTTTTTTTACCTGTAGCCTCATTTGTTTCTTCAACATAACCTACTACGCGTCCTTTTTTTTTCTCTGTCTTGCTTGTATCTATAGCACTTAAAGCAGCACCTGCTTTTGCATTTGCCTCTTCTTTAATTTTTTTCTTTATAGCTTCTATGTTTTTATTTATTTCGCCAGTTTCATTTGATAATTCTACTTGAGTTCCTTTTAAAGCTGAATTAAGTTCTTTTTGTGCTGTAATTAACTCTTTCTTTTTATCTGCGTCACTTTTTGTACTATTAGCTATTTCATCGTATTTTGTCTTTGCTTCTTCTAATGCTGTTATATTTTCATCATGTGTTTTTGTTTCTTCTTTTGCTAAATCTATACCTGCTTGTACAGATGCTTGATAACTATTATAAGCCATTACTAATGCAGATACTGCTATTGTTATCGCTCCTATTATAGGAACTGCTGCCGCTGTTAATGCTGCTGTTGTACTTGTTGCTTGTCCTGTTGCTACCATAGTACTAGCATATGTTGCAAGTCCTAATCTTCCTTGAGTTAAAGCGATGTTAAACGCTTTTACCCCAGTCATCATTCCTTGGAAGCCAGTTATCATTGTTGGTATAAATGATGCTATCTTTGTAGCATTCATCATTAAGAATACACCCATTAGACTTGTTAATATCGGTGTTAATCCACCTGCCGCATCTGCTATTTTAACAAGAGATGTTGCTATTGATAAGAATCCTTTTACTGTGTCGCTACTTAGCGTCTTTGTCGCTAATTCTTCCCATGCTGATTGCAATTGAGTAATTTTTCCTTGTGCACTATCCATCCTTTTTGCATTTTCTTCTTCTGCCGAACCTAAAGAGTTATAAGCAGATTCTGTAGCACCTATAGCACTGGAAAAATTTGACATAATAGCCTGAAATAAAACAAATTGATTTTTCTGAAAGTTATTTAAAGGTCGTTTACTCCTTTAAAAAGTTGTTTAATATATTAATATAATTTCCATTTCTAAATTCCCAATAAGGAATTCTTAATAATTGTATATTATTATCTTTGCAATATTTATTTTTAATTTCATCTCTTATTTGTTGATTTTCTAAATGCGTTTCTTTAGTATGTTTTACTATTTTATAATGATATATTCCATCTGCTTCTATGCAATAATTCAACTCGGGCAAATAAAAATCAAAAGGTAATGGTCTTTTATCTTTACAATCTTTAAATCTATATTCTGATATATATTTTATATTATTATTTATTAAATATTTTTCAACCATTAATTCCAGACTAGATTGAGTTCTTGAACATTTATCACATCTTCTTTTATCATTATATAATAAAGAATGTAAATCTGTGTAAAACATTTTACCACAACTACATTTAAATTTTAATTTTGATTTTAATCCTTTATATTCTTTAGACATTAATTCTATATTAATATAATTTATTTTTAAAAAATGTTTTATATTATCTATTGTAAATTGATTAGACTTATGAAATTTTAATTCTCCATTTACTTTCCCAATATTAACATATGTTATCATTATTTTATAACCTTCTTTATTTTTAACTGGCAAAAAATCATGACTATGAGAGTAATTATCAAATAATGGTTCTAATCCATTATTTAATAATTTTTGCTTTACGTCTTCCATTTTATGTTTTTGTAAATTATGTGTTCTTTTTACAGTGCAATCAATACAATTCCAATTATGATTATTTCTAAAATGTGTCCAATCTGCAATATATATATTCCCACATTTACATTTAAATTTTAATTTAGTTTTATTATTAATATATTCATCTGATAATAATATACTTTCTATTTTATTTATTTTTATAAAATTATATATATTTTGAATAGAATAAGGATTTCTATTGTCAACTATATTAGGTCTAACTCCAGATTTAAAATCCTTTGGGTTTGATAAAAATAAATATCCATCTTTTTTTATTATATATTTTATTCTTTTGCTTTTATTTGGATATTCATTAATTATATAATATCCTTCTTTTTTATACATATCTATTATTTCTTTTTTTTTCATATAATCTCCTTCTATAAATTAAACAACTTCTCATATTTTCATATGAGCCCAGACCATATATTTTGCGGTACTATCTAATACTACGCAAGAAACCGTTTCGATTCAAGGGATTCTCACCCACTCTAAACTTGAGCCCTACTCCTATTGTTATCTCTAACCAAGGGATGGTCGTTGAACTTTGTCCTATTAAGACCTTAGCTGCTGATTACCCATTATTCCAATACTTAGGTTTTTCAACCATATATTATATTTAATCTTTTTTCTATTTTCATAACATTCACACTTAGGTTTATTTCATCCTTATGTTGTAGTGATTAAACCTTTAGGGTTTTCCAGCAATTAGATTTCTTCTTTATGCACATTTCGGTACATACTGGCAAAAATGTTTACCAGCTACTTGTTCTGCAAGGTTTTGTTGTTGCATGCTAGTTAAACTACCCCAACCCTCTGATAAATCTTTTAAAATATCATATGTTGAACGTAATTCTCCTGTTTGAGAGTCTAGAACCCCCTGCCCTTTTGTTACAGATTTAACTAAATCTTCAAGTTTAGGAGTTAAACCTGCTAAAGCTTCACCATCTTCTCCTACTCCTCTTATTCTAGCTCCGTATTGTACTTAAGCCACGAGCAACTCTTCCGAGGTTCTCTTAGGATTTCTGTTCCTGAAGTTATTAAACCGTAATGTCTCTTCAAGCGTTGTACCCGTAGAAGCTAGTGAAGCACCCGATTTTTCAAGGGCTGTCGACAGGTCGTTTGTAGAAACCGCATATCCGATTACTTACTTCGTTCAGCGAATCAACTACATGACTTACATCTCCTGCTTCTAATTTAAACGCTTTCATAGTTGAAATAAGAGTATTTGCACTACCTTCGGCTGTTGCTCCTGCTTCGCTTATATTTTTTAACATTATAGCTTCAGCGCCTAAATCTAATGCGTCTTTAGCGGCATAACCTGCTTGGGCAAATAAAGTAGTTGCGTCAATTACATCTTTCTTTTATATTTATTAAGGTTCGTTATTTCCTTAATGGAAGTTCGTTTAATAATATTTTTTCAATATTTTTTAATTCAAAATAAGGGATTCTTATTAGTTTTATATTATTATTTTTACAATATTCTTCTTTAATATTATCTCTTTCTTGTGTAGATTTAAAAGATTCTTCTCCGCCAAAATGTGTTACAGCTTCATGATGTTGAATTCCATCAAATTCAATACAAATATTATATTCTGGTAAATAAAAATCAAAAGGAAGACATCTTTTACTTATACAATCCTTAAATTTATATTGTTGAATAAAATTTATATTGTTATTTGTTAAAATTTCAACAATTTTCAATTCTCCTTTAGAAACAAAATTATAACATTTTGAACATTTATAATTACCTGTTCTTATATAATCTATACAAGATTTAAAAACATCTCCGCATTCGCACTCAAGAGATATCCAATATTGACCTTTTTCGCTAATTTTATAATCAAATAAATCAATACATTTACTATTAATATTGTTTAATTTTAAATAATTATTAACATTATAAACATAGTTTTTTTTATTATATTTATACGAAAATATATTTTTTTTTATTGTCTTATATAAATTAGTATATGATTTAAAAACTCTGTATCCATCCTCTGTTTCGCATTCAAGTAAATCACGATTAGTTTTATAAACTTGTCCATCTAAAACTCTTAGACCCATTTTTTGATATTCTTTTTTTACAAAATCAAAATCTAATCTTTTTGAACGCTCTAAATTCATACATTCACTACAAAAATATCTTCTTCTGCCTTGAAAATCATCCCAAGAACTATTATATACTTTACCACATCTACACCTAAAGGCTAATGGTTCCCTAGAATTTTTATATTTCTTACTAACCAATTGAACATTTATATTATTATTTATAATAAATTTTTCTATGTTATATAAACTCCATTTGTTACGAGTATAAACTAATTTATTAAATTTTACATTATCTAACTCGTTAACATTAAAATTATATCTATATCCTAATTCACTTTCACAGTCTAATAATTGATGATTATTTTTATATTTTTTTTCTAATAATTTTAAACCCTTTTTTTTGAATCTTCTTTCCACCTCTTCTATATTTAAAGGTGAATTACTTTTTCTCATTATTTAAACCTCCCTTATACTTTCACATAAGAATAGACTATATCTTCATCCCCTTAGGGAGTCATTCTTTTCCACTCACTTGAGTGTACTCCATTTCTGGATAGTCGTTAGACACATTCCTATTCGGAACTTCGTACCCAATTGCCCATTGTACAAATACTTAGGTTTTTCAACCATATACCATCTTAAATATTTTTAACGATTTCTCACTTTCGCGCCTATATATATTTCATTATTACGCTGTAGTTATTTAAGCTTTAGGGGGTTCTGGGATTTAGAATGATTTTTTCCAACACATATTACTATATGTCACGAGCCAAGATTTTATTCTAACCCGTAGCTCCTATTTGAGAGCCAACATTAAACGCATCTTCTGAAAATGATTTTAAAGCATCTCCTGATAAATCTGATACTTTAGATAATTCAACCAAAGAACTATCCAGCGCAACAACTTGCGTAACCATATCCGACATAGCAAACATCGCACCGTGAATAACATCACCGAACTATTTGCCATTGAGCGAACTTACCTAGTTGGTCACCAAGATTTTGTACATGTTTAGTACTAGTCTTAGCTGCAGTTCCTATTTGCCCTATACTGCTAGAAGCACCTTTGATACCAGCGGTACTAACCTTAGGGTCTATTTTTAAACTTAAATTTTTTTCTATACTCTTAATCTGTTCTCTGATTTTTAAGTCTGTGTCTTTTTTGTCGAGAGTACCAGTTAAGAGTACTTCAAATTTACTTGCCATTTTCCAACCTCCTTTCGATAAGAAAGTCTATAAATCTAAATCCCAATTAAGGTTTAGAGTATTTTTGTTAAGTTTCACACCTCTGTTATTATACTCAGTATAAAACCAATTGCCTATATTAGAGTCAAGTTCCCTAATGAAATTATCCCAATAAAGATTTCTCATTTTAGAACCGACAATCTCTCTTTTGTTAAGCATTTCTGCTAAAGCCTGTCTATTATCTGAACCAGATTCATCTTTGGTTTTATAACGACCATGTCTAGTAGGATGAGCACTCGAAGGTCTATCCATACTTTCATAATCATAAAACAAAGTTTTACTAACTCCATTCATTAATTTAACCATTTCTTTAAAAACGAAAGCTTCTCTGAATTGAAAAGTAGGCATACCAGTTCCATCTTCATAACGTTTATTAGGTAAAGCACCATACATATCATCCATTATATGTTTCTTTAATAATTTAACAGCTCTAAGAGAAACGGCATTAATAACTTCCTCATTTATCTTGTTAAATAACTTTTCAAAGTCATCAACTGTAGCTATAGCCATAATAAATCACCTACTTCTTTTTAGTAGTCTTTTTAACTTCATCTACTTTAACAATTTCACCTTTTTTAGCTCCAGTAAGAAAATTAGCCAAAGGCATTTTATCAAAAGCAATTCCTTTTAAAAGAATTTGTAGTTTATCAGTATCCATTTCTTTAACCATAGTTCCAATACTATTAATAACATTAGACATACCATCTTCAGAAGGTACTTTAGAAGCTATCATACCGAAACCGACCTTAGTTTGATACACTGTGTACTCCTTCAGTATGTTTTCTAAGCACTTAGAATAATTACCTATGTTATTTTCCATAACCTTAATTAAGTCACTTGAAAAGTAATCGTCGGCTGTTAAATCACTAGTATCTACATTAGTTAAAAGGTCTAAAACACCTTTAGCGAATCTAATCTCTATATTAGCAATTTTATCAGTTATTTCATTATTAAGTATAATAGTATTCATAATATCATTAAGTAACACTTCATAATTTTCAATACTAATATAATTATTCATAGTAATTTTAACTTTATTATATTTTATCTCTTTTGGAGTTATTTTATTTATTATTATTTTTATTTTTTCCATATTAATCTCTCCTTTGGGTAAAAAATGAAAGAAAGCCGAAGCTCTCTCTCACTAAGTTAAACCTAAGCCTAACAGTTTATAAGTCACATTTACCATGTGATGCTTCAATAAATTACACTATAAGTGTAATAAAACCAAGTCATTGGAGGATATTAATCCTCACAACAACATGATTATCTCTAAAATCCCGCATTTTCTGCATAACAGAGTCATACTCTCTACTTGGATACGGCAAATTGTTTATTATTTTGAAATGACAGTGTTGACAAGCGATAAGTACATTGTCTTTTGTAGTACAATGACAATCCCGATAAGGGATAGCATGATGACCAGTAAGTTTTCCCTTTTTGAATTTTTTACCACACAACCAACAAACATGTCCATGTTCAGCGTAAAGCTCATCTTTAATAGGCTTCATGTTTTTATCATTTCGGCTACTCATTTGTTTTCCCTCCAAAATAATTATTTTAAAGTATGCTAATAATTATGACCTTAATATTTATACATCAATACAGCATAATCAAGGTATGATTATCTACTTAGAGATTTTACGCTTTTTTAAATTCTAATAATATCTCTTTTGGCGGTATATTTTTTGTTCTTGTTGTATTCCAATTTTGTGCTTGTCTTGTTAACCATCTACAATTATTTGGTTCATAATCTCCACCATTATTTATTCTATCTATTGTTAAATCATCTTTATATCCATTTTCTATAGCCCAACTATAAAAATTCATAAAATTATCTAACCATTCATCACAAATTTTAATTCCTTTTTCACCATAGTTTTTATATCTTGGATTTTTTTTATTATAACATCTTTGCTTCATACCATAAAATATTTTATATAATCTTGTTTTTCTTTTACCATGCTTATAAGAAGGATTTTTTTCTCCATTTTTCTTATTTAAACAACCACAAGATTTTGTATGACCAGTTCTTAAATGATTTCCTGTTGTAATAACTTCATTGCCGACATTCACAAATGCATAACCACATAGCTGCTTTTTTATTAGAATCATATTCTAAATATTTTACAACTTTTAAAAATCCAAATTTTTGTTCCGAAATATCTTTTATCCTACCCATAATCTACCTAACTTTCTCATAATAAAAAAATATAAAACAAGTGTATTAGAGGACATTTCAATAAGAGTATAATTCCTTATTTAGTTATATATTAATATTTATAAACTAATTTACAATAATCAAGGCATACAAATCCGACTTGGAGTCTTTGCCCAATTACCTGATATTTGGTAAGTATCAAATATAGTTCCATTTGGATAAGTTTTAATTCTTGGATTATCAACACTCGGACCGGTTCTTACTCTAAGTCCATCTGTAGTATTTACTTTATATCTTCCTAGAACATATCCTTTAACATTAGGAGTTGGAGTTGGCGCATCTGTTTTAGAACAATAATCTAAACAAATCCAACCGGCATTATTAGATAAATGCCCCCAACTTCCTTCTGTTCTATCTATTCCTTGCATTGAACCAAAACCTATAGTAGCTACAGGTTTTTTATTTGTATTTGGCTCTGGTCTTACATTAACACCATTTGAAGCAATTACTTTATAACTTCCAGCTGAATATTTTACTGCTTGCGGAGCTGGAGTTGATGGTGCTGGTGTAGGAGCAGGAGCTACATTTAATTTAGCTCTTACTTTATTTAAGAATCTTTCCCAACCAAGTTCTAAAGTTTTATGAGGGCAGCTAGTATTAGCAAATTCTTTATGATATCTAACTTTATCTATTCCCCAACCATATCTTTTTAGAATATCTGCAATTAATTCAGCAGCATTATTTTCTGATTGTTCAAATATTTCTCCACCATTTTTACTATAGCAAATTTCTATACCAATAGATTTTAAATTTATTGGATAGTTTCCAGAGTGCCAAGCACATCTGTTTTCATCTATACCTTGAACAGCTCTTTCGTTATCTACAGCATAATGAAATGATACATATTTATCATTACCTAGCATGTAAGAAACTTCACTCATAGCACTAGAAGTACCAAAAGTATTGTGTACTACGATTAATTCAGGTGTTTGAGTATAAGGACATTTTATAGCCACTTTATTAGCAGGGCAATTTACTTTAGTTATTGTCATTTACTTCACCTCTACCATCTTCTGTAGTCCAATGTGAAAAATCATTTTCTGTTATATTTTTTTGAAATAGTTCTTCATTGAATTCAATTTCTTCAATTTCCATGTTATTACCACCTTTCTATAATTTATTAATATTTAGTTTTATCTGTAGGATTATTTAAAAATGCAAATACCGCACCAATTACTGCAAATACAGTAGCAGGATTAGATATTATATCTAATATAGTTTTCCCTAATAAACTCCAACTAGTTATAGTATTTATATCTACACCAGCAGTAGAAGCTATTAGAACTATAATAGAAGCAATACCAACCCAAGTGCCTTTGCTATCAAATCTTTTTAATACGTTTAATATTTTTTCTTTCATTAAAATCACTTCTTTCTAAAAAAATTCATTCCTACAATTAATAATATACCTAATAATAAAGGCACAAATCTAATAGTAGGAAACATATTTATTACACAACTAGATAAAGCGTAATAAATAAATGTTATTAAAGTACATAATAGTATAGGAAAATGTTTAACTTCAAAAAAGTCTTTTAAACTAAAAAAAATTAAACTTAAGAATAAAAACTGTATTAGACAATCAGTCCAAACACCTAAAATTATAATTAAAAGCATTTGAACTGAATTTATCAAATATACAAGTATTTTAAAAATTAAATCTTCCATTATTTACTCATTAATCTAGTTATTTTTTTTGCTATGTTTCTTATTTCGTCTTCTTCTGGAAACCATAATAGACACCAACCCATTTAAATCACCTCTTTATTAATTTTGTTTTAATAACAATTATTACCGTTAGAAAAAGATAATAATCGAAGTTCATTAATGCTTTTAATAATTCGCTATCTATAGACATAAAAGGTATTTTAAATATAACATATTTGAAATAATAAAACACCATTTGTATTATAAATATTAAAACTAAATAACTAAAGCATTTTGCTATTGTTTTAATATTTTGAGATAGCATATAGCAATAAAAGAAATAAAAAAATATAACTATAATGTTAATAACAGAGCCATCAACAAAATTAGTTAATACCATAGTTAAAATTGTAAAAGGCAAACAAAAAATTGCTGTCTTTTTGTACATATCTTTATTTTGCATTAGAAATAGAGTCAACAAATGACCTAGGTAAGTATAAATGAAACCAAATATAATCTCTAATGCAAATATTTTTTTTATATTATAAGCTTTCAATTGCATAGATTCTAATCCAATAGTATAACAAAAAAAGTTATAAATTATAACCAAAATCATAAAATACAATGTAATTAAGCTAATTGTTAACATTTTATTTTTTATAAAATAATTATAATATGCTTTCAGTTTGTTCAAGTTTCTCACCATACTCTTTCAATAGTATTTTACAATATATATCACGACCATGATTGCCATTATTTGCAAGATATTCTTGTGCCGCTTTATATCTTTCGACATCAGGTAAATCTTTAAGATAAACCTTCATGCCTAATATTTCCATTTTTTGATTATGTTGCTCAAGAATAACTCCATCTATCTTTTCTTCTATGCTAATTATTTTATCACTTTGAATTGCAATAATATCCATGACTTCAGAAAATTTCTTCTTCACCCAAGTCAATGGATTATATTTAAAATCTTCAAATTTAGCCATCGCCATAAAAGCTCCAGCTATAGCACCCATGGTAATAATTGCCTGTATAACACTATTAATCCATTCCATAATTTTCCTCCTGCAACAACTCATAAATTCTTAAAAAAAGAGCAAAGACTAGTAATCTAATCTCTGCTCGTAATTCTATTTTATGACTTGATAATCAAAATCAGAGCATCCTATATTACTTTTATAAGATACTTTAATTTTATCAGATTTTATGTTTAGTTTATTTTCACAAATAATTCCACAACCTTTAAAATCAAAAGCTATTTTTTTATCTGTTATATATAGAACATCACATAATTCTATTTTCTTTTCTTCTATTTTTTTTACTTCGTTTGTATTTTTACTCATGATTAACTTCCCCTCCTAGCGCATTGTGTACATGAATTTGTCTGTATAACTCTTAATAAATCACTACAATATCTAGAATAAGCACAAACATCATCTATTTGTCTACATTTTAATATCTTAAATTTATCTTCAAGTGC